AGGGCCGCCCCTCGCGAGGCGACCCTTGTAGTGTCCGACCTGGGGCTGGTCGATCCTATCCATTGAGAGCGTCGATGGCTCGGCGGACAGCCAGAGCCTCTCCCTTCAGGGCGATGGCAATATCGTGTTTGCCCAGGCCCTCGTGATACCCCGCGTTCCGCAGCAGCCGCTCGCGCAGCTTCTGCAGGATTTCAACATCGTTCTGTTTCATCGCTGTCTCCTACGCCTGCCACGACTTGGTCGTGGGCGGGATCAAGGCGTCGGCCCCGGAGAAGCTATGCTCCTCGCAGAAGGCCTCGAAACGGCCCGCCATTTCCTGCTCCATGCGGCCTCGGTCGAGCCGCAGCTGCCGGGTGTTGGCCCCGCGCGCCTCGGCGCGGGTGATCTGATCGTTGACCTCCTCGATCTCCTCGCGGAGACGCGGGGCGGTCAGGTGGCTGTAGAACTCGGTCATTTCACCATCCTCCAGATTTTGACGATCTCGGGCCAGACGGTCCAGATCACGCCGATGGCGATCAGGACCACGCCCAGGTCGAGCCAGTTCATTTCTTTTTCCTCCGTTGGGCTGCCATCCGCTTGCGCTCACGCGCCAGCATCTTGCGGCAGCTCTTGATGATACGCCGGGCCTCGCGGTCCTGGCGCGCCTCGAGGGACAGGGTCCGCTGCGCTGTCTGCGTGCGGGCTCGCTCTCTCTTCAGGAAGGCTGGCAGCTCCATTTCACTGCCCTCCGGTGATAGCCCGCTCGACTGTGCGGGCCATACCAATGGCCAGCAGCACGGGGCGCAGCTCGATTGTCGCGAGGCTGGCCTGCCACGTCCGCCCAAGCTCCTGGCGGCGCTGCGCGGCCTCGGCCCGCTGATACTCCAGTGTGGTCATCGTCCTCCTCCTCCATAAATCACTTGCAGCAATTGCCGCAAAAAAACGCGGCATTTTTGTAAGTGGTTGGGATGGGACAACGCCAAGGCTAGTCGTCCCAGCGCATGGCGTCGGCGCGGGCTTCAGCGGCAGATGCCAGGGCATCTTCCCGGTCGATCTCCTCGGTCTCCCTGGCGTCCTCGATCAGCTGGTCGTAGAGACCATCGACCCAGATCTCCAGGAAGAAGTCTTCGTCCTTTGTCGGTTCCCGCCAAAAGTGGGAACCGCCGGGCTCAAGATCCTCGACCTCGTAGGCCTCGACCTCGACATGGTCGGAGGAGCCTGGGTCGCAGTTCTCGGGCAGGGCGTTGGTGATGGGCGCCATGCCCCAGGACATGGTGTAGTGGATGCGGACCTCGGTGGAGGAGTTCACATTGCCGAGGCTGTCCTCGGTCTCCCATGTGCCCTGGTAGGTGTAGCGTTTATCGGTCATTTCCTCTCTCCTTGGGTTGGGTTGGTCCACCATGACTGCACCCGCGTGAGCAGGTGCAGGCTGGAGATCAGTCGGTCCAAAAGTCGCGCAGCCGGTTGAAGGCCGCGCCGCCATCCATGCCGCGCAGGATGTCGAAGGCCTCCTCGATGGTCTCGGCCTCTATCTTGATGTCCTGCTGCAGGCCATTGTGATCCTGCACCTTGATGGCGTTCTGAAAAGTGAAGGTTTGCATTGCGTTCTCCTCGGTTAGGGTTGGTCGTCATGGCAGCGCCGCCGAAACGGCGCTGGCTGGCGATCAATCACGGAAAGCTTGGCCAAACTGCAAATCAGTTTCCGCTAGAAGTTCCTCGACGATGGGGCTGTGATTGTAATCGTCCTTCCAAATATCGTGACCCCATCGGCGCAATTCTTTGCGAGTGACGGGCAAGACAAAGAGGCCCCAGTCATGAGGCACACGATGAGAATAGACGCTTGGCGATGCGAGGGCCGCTGCCCGGTCGGATTTAGTGCGAAAAACTAGGGGGTGTCCGGCGACGCGGTATGTCGGGCCGTTCCCCGTCATCGTGTCGTATCCGTCGGCGAATTGAAACGCATAAAACATTTTCTCTCTCCTCGGTTGGGTTGGTCGTCATGGCGGAGATCATTTCCAGATGGCGCTGATTTCACGCTTCAGCAGCGCCCGCACCTCACTCTCGGATGTGGGCGTCATTTGTATGGGGTCACACAGATCAAAGCAGCTGGCAAAACAGACCCAGGCCTTGCTGTCTAAGGCGCGCTCGATCAAATCCTCGAACTTCCCCAACGGGGTGTTGTGAAGATAGACCAGATTGTCAATCTGGCCATCTTTGCTCTCGCTCTCGAAAACGACGCACCAGCCGCACCCGTGATACAAGTGGTCCTCGGCGTGCGTCAGCTTAACCGCTGGCATAACATAGCCGTCGGGCTTCTCGATGCGATCCTTGAACTCGGTCATTGTCTCTCTCCTCGGTTGGCGTTTCGACGTTTCTCTTCAAAACCGGGGTACGATCCCCGGCGACACCGTCGATCCACCGCGTCGGCTTGGCCGCCACTCCTGATCGCATCCCCACCCTACCCTGGCCCTGTTTATCGCGCTCTGTGCGCCTTGCGGGCCTGCTCTCGGCTGGTTCCCTTTGGTCTGCCTTCTCCTGGTTTCCCAGCGGCTGGCGGTTGGTCCGCCTTGACGTCTTTGTGCGTCTGTATTACATATAGTCCCCCACCGTATGTAATACAAGGAGTTTTTCGATGGACAAAGAGAGAAAAATACCGGGCCGGGTCCTCACCTTTCGAGCACCCCCCGAGCTGGTCGCGGCGCTCGACAAAAAGAGCCGCAAGGAGCGGGTCACGCAGTCCCAGGCGATCCGAGAGGCTCTGGCCGAGTGGGTCGCGGCATGAACAAGTATAATGCCAAAAAGACCACGGTCGACGGCATCAAGTTCGACAGCAAGAGAGAGGCCAAACGCTATGGCGAGCTGAAGCTCTGGGAGAAGTCCGGCGGCATCAACCGCCTGCGGGTACATCCGAGCTGGGACCTGATCGTCAATGAGGTATTTATCGGCAGGTACACGGCAGACTTCGTCTACCACACCTGGGCCGATGTGCTTGTGGTCGAGGATGTCAAGAGCCCAGCCACCGCCAAGCGGGCGGACTACCGGCTGCGCAAGAGGCTGATGCTCGCGCTGCACGGCATCGAGATTGAGGAGGTGCTGTGATGGCCTTCCTTGCCAGCAAGTGGGGCCGGCGGCTCATCCCCGGCCCATGGTGTAGTCCCCCCACCCAGATGACCGGGCTGATCTGGCGCAAGCCTCTGTTCCGGCTCCTGGCCGGCGAGGGCGTCGAGGAGGTATGGTATAACGGCACGGCCCTGCAGCTCGGTGACATCCAGCGCAGGGTGGCCACCCAGATCAGGTACACCCCGGACAAGCCGGGCGAGGACCGCTGGGGCGTCCTGCGGCGCAAGTGGGTCCGATCTATCCTGGATCTGGACCGTGGGCGATGGATCTCCCTGGGCGACTGCGACGACTATTGCGTGGCCTATGCCGAGGCCCTGGTCGCTGCCGGCTGCCCTTGGGGCGCGATGCGGCTGGCCATCGTGCAGCTGCCCACCCGCCGGCACATGGTGCTGCTGGTCAGGCTGTCTGACGAGCATCGCGGCTGGTGGGTGATGGACAACAACGCGGTCGGCGCGAACCAGATGTTGCCAGGGCCGGTGAGTAAGATGTCCTGGCCCGGCGACTGGCGATGGCGCAAGCTCAAGGCCTACAGCATAGAGAGGATGTATGACTGACCCCGTCATTTTGCCGGGGCGCGATCCCGGCGTCTGGACCGGCACCCTGGCCATCGGCGACTATGCCGAGCACCTCGCGGTCCATGAGCTGCGCCAGATGGGCTGGATCGCTGAGCTGACCAAGGAGACGTCCCCCTACGACATCGATGCGATGTCGACGGCGAGCCACGAGCGCCATATCGAGGTCAAGGGCGACAAGGCATCGACCAAGTGGGGCAACGTCGGCATCCCTATCGAGGAGTGCGGCGAGCCTGCCGGCGCTGCCTCACCTCACTGGGACCTGTGGTGTCAGGTCCTGGCCCCCAAGGGCGAGGTCTGGCCCACCCATATCTGGATCACCGAGCGCTCTCATCTCGACGCACTGTTGGCGGCCCATATTGCGACTGGCGGTGATCTCATATGGCTCAGCCACACCGACCGGGGGTACGGGATCCCCCAAGCCCTGGCAACCAAGTTTTTCCCCCTGCAAATTGATCTACACAAGAGGAGAGCGCGATGATTACGAACGCATATACCTGTCCAAAGTGCAGGCAGCCGGAGGCCTTGACCACGGTTTTGGACAACCCCTCCCGCTGTGGCTGGCGCTGTCATATCTGTGGCTGGACCGGGGGCAATGTCCGGTTCCACGTCAAACACCCGCAGCCGGTGGTCGATCGCGATGTGGGATAAGGCCTTGGCCGACGCCGGCATCAGGATGTCGGACACGTCGATGGGGGAAAGGCGGGCTATCTGCCCGAGTTGTTCCCATAAGCGGAAGAAGAAGAGAGACCTCTGCCTGTCGGTCAAGATCGACCGCGACGGCGTGGTCTGGCACTGTTGGCATTGCGGAGATAAGGGAGGAGCGGGTGATGGCGATCAGCGACCAAGGACTGGCATGGATGGAGCAGCGCGGGGTCGACCCGGAAATAGCATCGCGGCTTGGCGTCGCGGCCTCAGATGGTGAGATTGTCTTCCCGTTCCTGCGAGACGGGCAGGTGGTCAATCACAAGTATCGCAAGATCGCGACCAAGGATTTTCGGCAGGACAAGGGCGGCGAGCAGTGCCTCTGGAACCAGGATGTGCTGCTCGACCAGAGCCTGACCGGCCACCCGGTCGTGATCACCGAGGGCGAGGTCGATGCCATCACCGCGATCCAGGCCGGCTGGCCCTGCGCGGTGTCGGTCCCCGGCGGCGCCAGCCTGACACCCCAGGGAGAGGACCACTACCACTACATCCAGGCGGTCAGACCCCTGCTGGCCGATCGCACCATCATCCTGGCCACCGACGACGACGAGCCCGGCAGGATGCTGCACAACGACCTGCTGAGGATCCTCGGGCGGGCCAGGGTGAAGTGGGTGCGATACCCGGACGGCACCAAGGACTTGAACGACGTGCTGCAGTGGTATGGTCAGGGTGGCGTCACGGAGGCCCTGACAGGGGCACAGTGGGTCGAGGTCAAGGGCGTCTACAAGATGTCGGACCTGCCACCCCTGCCCTCGCCCAAGGCACTGACGACAGGCCTGCGCTGCCTCGATCCCCACTTCAAGGTCCGGCGCGGCGACTTCGTGGTCGTCACCGGCATCCCCGGCCAGGGCAAGACTACGTTCGTCAATGAACTGTGCTGCCGGCTGGCCAAGACCCACGGCTGGCGGATCGCCATGGGGAGCTTCGAACAGCCGCCGCAGACCGAGCACAAGCGTTTCCTGCTGTCCCACTTTTACGGACAGCCGGCATGGCGGGTCCACGACCAGCGTGAGGGTCTGGCTTGGATCGATGACCACTTCACTTTCCTCTACCCTGGCGTCGAGGATCTGACCGATCTGCGCTGGGTGATCGAGATGATGGGCGTGGCTGTGGCCCGCAACGGCTGCCAGCTGGTGGTGATCGATCCCTGGAACGAACTCGACCACGACAAGCCCCAGGGCATGCCCATGACGGAGTACGTCAACATCGCGATCAAGGAGCTGCGTCTCGCGGCCCGCCGGCTCAACGTGGCCTTGATCGTCGTGGCACACCCGACCAAGCTCGGAAAGGATGACGCCAAGCACCTGGGCCTGTATCACATAAGCGACAGCGCGGCATGGGCGAACAAGGCGGATGTCGGCATTGTGGTGTCGAGGGAACCCAACACCGAGATGAACAAGATCGCGGTCAAAAAGACCCGGTACCACGACCAGATAGGTGTGCCGGGTGAGGTTTCGATCTACTACGACAGCGCCGCCCACCGTTACCGTGAACCCGATGATATGGAGCCAATGATATGACCAAGCTCATGAACGACGAGGCCCTCGCGGCCTTGGACAAATCAATCAGAAAGTGGCACCGGATTTGGAAGAGAGATGGTGTAGACAAGGGGCAGGCCAACTGCGCCCTGTGCCAAGTCTACATCGAGGACATCTGCCGGGGCTGTCCGGTGGGTGACAAGACCGGGGCGATTTATTGTGATAAGACCCCCTACACCCTCTGGGAACAGCACCATCTGCAGATCCACCGTGACACAGGGCTCGGCGGGGGCGTGCGCCGCGTGCCGGGCTGCCCTGACTGCAAAAAGATAGCCAAGCAGGAGCACGATTTCCTGGTCCGCCTGCGCGAGGACGATGACAAGGAGCGTGCGCGGCTGGCGGCTAGGGCGGCGGAGGCGGCGCAATGAAAACCTTCCCTTTTTCTATCACCAGCTGGGAGCGGGACACGGCGCACATGAGCCCCTTGGCGCTCGGCGCCTACATCACCCTGCTGGTGCATATCTACGACGTCGAGAACGCCCTCCTGCCTCTGTCTCTCGATGCCATCAGGAGGCTCGCCAGGGTCGATCCAGAGGACTGGTTTGGTGTCTGGGAAGACCTGGAGCCAGCCTTCAAAAAGACCCCCAAGGGCTACCTGCAGAAGCACGCCGATCGGTACCTGATGAAGCACTTTATCTACCGGCAAAACCGCTCCGAGGACGGCGCGCGGGGCAATGACACCCGCTGGAAAGAGCTGCGAGAAAAGAAGAAAAAGGGCAAAAAACCGACAGCGGTCAAACCATTGGATCTAAAGGAAGATGATCGCCCCCCCGATCAGGTACCCGATCAGGTACCCGATCCCCTACCCGATCGGGTACCCCATCGCTCTATAGAGTTTAACCTAAAAAAAGAGGGGCCAAAAGAAAAACGGGCCGCCCCCCTCTCTCTCGATTTTGGCCTCACCGACGACCGTGCCAAATACTGGTCAGACCACGTCGCCTGGAAGACAGCAGCCGATGGGTTCGAGGACTTCCAGGACTACCACCTCAAGACCGGCAAAAAATACAAGGACTGGGACGCAGCGTGGCGAACCTGGACACGCAATGAAGTGAAGTTCCACGGCGAGCAATCCAGCTCCGCCGGCATGGCAATTTGAAAGGAAAGACGATGCCCACAGTCAAACCCGTTATCCACCTCCCTGAACTGAACCACGAAGCCCTGTGTGAGGCCTCGAAAAGTCTCAACGAGTTCTATGAGGAGCATGCCGACGAGGTGATGGAGATGGTGATGGCGATCCGTGAAATGATCCTGCGCAGCCACCTAAACAGCGCCGCCGGCATCCAGTCCATCCTGGTCGTGGCCTTGAGCGAGTACATCGTGTCACTCGGGTCAAAGGACAAGGTCAACCTCATGGGCTCTTTCGCGGTAATAGGTGTAGCCAACTCGATCTTTGGCGACGAGGCGGTCCAGCGGCGCAAGGATGAAGCGGCATGGCGTGCCCAGGAACAGCTCGATCACATCTTGCATCAACACCCCAAAGGGGCGTAAACTCTCCCTGTTCGAACTCTAGGAGGACCTCATGAAAGATACCCAGTCCGGCGTTGACAGCAAAAGCGCCGCATTTGGCGGTCGGGGCGGCAAAGGGGGCGGAGGCATGGCCTCGCATCCCAAACCCTCGGCCAACAGTTCCACCTCGAAGATGAGCGGCGTCGACAAGAAAAGCGGCGCAAGCTACTAGCCTCCCTGTCCGACCTCCCCAAGGTCGACAGCCCCGGCGGGATCCGGTCCCCTTTCGAGCTGGATCCCGCCTCCCCCACCCAAACTGGCAAGGAGCCGACCATGCCAAAAGAACCTATCCTCGACACCACCCGCCCCTGCTATACGTCCACGGGCGAGCTGGCAAATATCATCGCCACCGATGGCCCAGGTGCCTACCCTATCGCCGCATATGTTGGCGGCAAACTGATGGCCTTCACGAAGCATGGACGAAAATCGACTTTCAAACGGTCCATCATGGACCTGTACAATGCTCAGGAGGTGGGCAGCCCCGAGACCACCAACACCGTCGAGACGGTGATGGCCCGGTCCATCAAGGAGCTGGAGGTCAAAATCAAGTCTGTCCGCCAGCAGGTCCATGCCACCCGCCATGAGTTCAGAAAGGACAGCAAGGATTTGTACAAACGGGTGGAAACCATCGAAAATCTCTTCCGCCTGCTGGATCCAAACTACAAGGATCTGCTGCAGTCTGACGAGAAGACCGAGAACGGTGAGGACACCTCCAAAGGGGAGCTGTTCTGATGCCACGCAAAAAAGTCTACGCCATCCTCGACGCCGTCAACGCCATCCAGCCACAGCCCAGCTGGACCCAGGCCAAGCGCGAGGCGTGGCTCCAGTGCCACCGGGCGGCTATGCACTTCCACCTCGATGACCATGACCTCGGGCCAGGGCTCACTGCGCTCTCACAACTGCCGGATCCTGCTATCCAGACGGAGCGGTACCTTGAGAAGACCGTGGACTTGGGCATGCTCGCTGTCCAGATGGAGCGGGAACTTGGGAAGCCCGTGGTCTTGGAGATGCTAGAGAAGCACGGCCTGGTTGCAAGTGCCGACACACGCAAGTGTACCGCCTGTGGTGTGGGTGTGGCGTCCGCGTGGTTCCCCCTCGACACTGGGCAGTTACTGTGCGCCGGTTGCTACGAGCTCGATCGGGCGCTGGAGCAAGCTGACTAGACCCCGGCCACAGCCCTGTGGTAATCTGAAAAAATAGACAACCAAGGGCAGACCCATGCCGATCAAGAAAGAACGCGGCCCCAATGGGGGCAAACGACCTGGATCGGGGCGCAAGAAGGGGGTGCCAAACAAGCGCACCCTCTCCGGCCCTGTGATCAAGGCCCACGCCGCCAAGAAGGGCATCACACCGCTGGAGTTTATGCTGCAGGTGCTGCGGTCCAAGAGCACCAAGTACACCCACCAGGACAAGATGGAGGCGGCCAGAAACGCAGCCCCCTACGTCCACGCCAAGCTCCAGTCGACGTTCCAGCAGACCAGCAACGAGGGGCTCACCCACGAGCAGTGGCTGCGGCGCATGCAGGAGGAGCCTGAAGGATGACCATCGAAGACGATTACTGGGCAATCACCCGCTCAGCCTCGATAGCAGCCAGCCAGAAGATGGAGGTGGTCGAGGAGGACCCCAGAGACAGGTACTGGCGTGGCACCGACAGCCCCAACGAGATTGTTGTCGATGACACCCAGCGGGCGGTACAGCGGTCAGGGCCATGGTGGCGGCCTTGGTAGGGAGGGCGCCTTGCTCAATATGGAAACGATCAACGATCACGTGAAGGCCGCAAAAGTGGCTATTGACGCATGGCTGTACCCCGGCGGCACAGTGAAACTCGCGTTGCATCATCTTGATAAAGCCAAGGAGAGCACAGACGCCAGGGCGGCACAGAAGCACATAAACATAGCCAAGAACTTGTTGAACCAAGAGGGTGGCGTATGTGATGAGGTTGCGGTTATCCTCGGGTGCTTGGAGGCGGCGCTCTATGGTGGAGAGCCCTTGGATCACCAAGGTAAGTTCGCAAGGAGGACCCCATGGGCGTGATGCTGGCAGACCTGGAGATCGCCGCCAGGACCGTCTGGATGGAGGCCAGGGGCGAGGGCTACACCTCCCAGGTCAGCTGCGCTAGGGTGATGGTCAACCGCTATGAGCGGCCCGATGGGCAGTTCAAGAAGGACCACACGCTCGCGGCCACCTGCCTGCGCTGGATGCAGTTCTCGGGCTGGAACCCCGGCGATCCCAACCGCGAGAAGGCCATGGCCCAGGACTGGTCGAGCCCATCGATGGTGCGGGCTCTCAAGGCGGTCTGTGAGGCCCTCCTGATGGGCGGAGACGATGACCCGACAAAGGGTGCCACCCACTACAAAACCTACGCCGTCAGCCCCGCCTGGGCCGATGGCAAGAGCGCTTGCTACCGGGACGGGGCACACGAGTTCTACAACGACGTGAGGTAATTTGATGACGGAGGAAAACCAAGCCCTCGACCGCTGCATGCGGTGCGATGCTTATTTTTTCCCCACCCAGCGGGCCAGCGACTGGATGTCACCGATCATCTACACGATGTACTGCCGCACCTGCCTGGATCGCGGGCTCGTCGGGCGCAAGGAAATTATCGAGGCTGGCACATGTTAGACCGACCAACACGCGCAGCTGCGACGGTGGCAGGCACGGTCTGCACACTCGTCGGCCTGTTCTCAGGCACCCCCAGCCTGACGGTGCTGGGCGTTTGCTTGATCGTGGGCGGCATAGCCCTGGAGATGGTGTTCGGTGGCGGACGAGATTAAAGCGCGAAAGGCCCTGGCCAACGACTTCTTACGCTATGCGCCGGAGGTGCTGCGGATCCGGCCCAAGGACGGGGCGATCGTGCCGTTCAAGATCAACCCGGCCCAGATGGTCGTTCACGAGGCAGCCGAGCGCCAAATGAAGGAGCGCGGCTTTGTGCGGCTGATCATCCTCAAGGCGCGACAGCTCGGCATGTCGACCTACATCGAGGGTCGCCTGTTCTGGAAGGTGACGCACCGCTTCGGCGCCCGGGCGTTCATCCTCACCCACCACGCTGACGCCACCGCCAACCTGTTCAGCATGGCCAAGCGCTATCAGGAGCAGGCGCCGGCCTTCCTGGTGCCCACCGCAGGCGCATCGAGCCAGCGCGAGCTTGCCTTCCCTGGCCTGGACAGCGGCTACAAGGTCGGCACGGCGGGCACCGAGGGCATCGGTCGATCGGACACGATCCAGTACTTCCATGGCTCTGAGGTTGCTTTCTGGCCCGGTGGCGACAGCCACGCCTCGGGCGTCATCCAGGCCATACCCCGCGAGCCCGGCACCGAGGTCTGGCTGGAGAGCACGGCCAATGGCCTCGGCGGGTACTTCCACGAGATGTGTCAGGATGCGATGAGGGGGGAGAGTGACTACGAGCTGATCTTTCTGCCTTGGTTCACTGACCCCAGCTATCAGGTCGATCGGGACGATCTGCTCTTCGACTACGTGCCTGACCGCGACGACCTGGAGTACCAGGAGCTGTACGATCTGAGCGATGCCCAGATGGCGTGGCGGGCCATGAAGATCAAGGAGCTGCGCAGCGACTGGAAGTTCCGCCAGGAGTACCCGGCGAGCGCCGAGGAGGCCTTCCAGGTCTCGGGCGGCGACAGCCTGATCAAGTCGATCCCGGTGATGCGAGCGCGCCGCTGTGAGGTCAAGGACCCGGTGGGTCCGCTGATCATGGGCGTCGACCCTGCAGCCGGCGGAGACGACGCGACCGCGATCATCAGGCGGCGAGGGCGCAAGGCCTTCGGGCTGGAGGTCTTCCACGAGCCTGACACCATGGCCCTGGCCGGCCACATAGCCGTTGCCATCGACACCGAGCGGCCCGACCGCGTGTTCATCGACAAGATCGGGATAGGCACCGGCATCTACGACCGGCTGCTCGAGATGGGCTACAATCAGGTGGTCGGCGTGGTGTCGGGCGCCAAGCCGATGCAGGTCGAGCGCTACTACAATCTGCGGGCCGAGATCTGGGGCAAGATGCGCGACTGGCTGGAGGACGAGCCCTGCCAGATCCCGGACGACGATGGCCTGCATGCGGACCTCTGCGCGCCCGAGTACAAGTTCGCCAGCGAGCGGCAGTTGCAGCTCGAAAAGAAGATGGACATGAAAAAGCGTGGCTTAAAGAGCCCCGATCGAGGGGATGCCCTCGCCTTCACCTTCACCTACCCGGTTCAGGCCAGCGACCATGACCGCGAGGGCCGGCGCAGGCGTTACCAAACCAACCGGCAGACCCGCTCCTGGATGTCCGCCTGATTGCTCTTCTCAACCCGGCGGCCCTCGTGTAGGGTCTGACCTGGGAGCCGCAGCCCGGAGACCATGTCCATGCCGATGAACGATCCCTACCCCGCTCCCAGCGCCTCGGGCAACCAGCGGCCAGCAGCTGAGACCATCACCCCGCACAAGCTGCCCAAGGAAGAGCTGGTTAACAAGATCAAGTCCGACCTGTCGCGCATGCGCAACCACACCGGCCAGTGGCGTAGGGACGCCAAGGAGGACTTTGCCTTCTACGCTGGCGATCAGTGGTCGGACGACGACATCGCGCAGCTGAAAGAGGCTCTTCGGCCCGTTATCACCTACAACCGCGTGCAGCCCATGATCGATGCCATCGCTGGCCTGGAGGTCAATAACCGGCAGGAGACCCGGTTTGTGCCTCGGCAGGTGGGTGACGTCGGCATCAACGAGGTGCTGACCGGCGCCGTCGACTGGGCCAGGGACAACTGCGATGCCGAGGACGAGGAGAGCGATGCCTTCCTGGACAACCTGATCTGCGGCATGGGCTGGACCGAGACGCGGATCGTCTACGACGAGGACCCGGACGGCAAGATCTGCATCGACCGCGTCGACCCGATGGAGATGTACTGGGACACGGCTGCCAAGAAGCGCAACCTTGTCGACGCCCGTCACATCGCCCGCATCAAGGACTACGACCAGATCGAGTTCCTGGAGACGTGGCCGGAGATGGCCGGCAAGGTGAGCCCCCGAGGCGGTGGCGGCGACGAGGGCTGGGCGGATGACGAGGGCGAGGGCCACTTCAACGACGAGATCGGCTATGTCGGCGGCGAGCAGGACCAGCAGTTTGATGCCGAGAAGAAGGTCTACCGCGTCATCGAGTACCAATGGTATGAGCTGGAGACCTACTACCGCACGGTCAACCCTGAGACCGGCGAGATTGAGGAGGTCAGCGCCCAGGCCATGGCCAAGCTGCGCGATGTCCTGGAGGCTGCTGGCCTGCCATCGGTGAAGCAGAAGCGCCGCCACTACTACAAGGCCTTCCTGACCGACAATCAGATCATCGAGGTGATCGACAACGCGGTCCAGACCGGGTTCACCTATCAGTGCATGACCGGCAAGCGCGACCGCAACAAGCGCACATGGTACGGCGTGGTGCGGAACCTCAAGGACCCGGCCCGCTGGGCGAACAAGTTCTTCAGCCAGATCCTGCACGTCCTGAACACCAACGCGAAGGGCGGGATCATGGCGGAGAAGTCCGCGTTCCTGGATCCCAACAAGGCGGAGACGACCTGGGCGGCGAGCGACAACATCGCGCTGATGCAGGATGGCGCTCTGAGCGGCGGCAGTCCCAAGGTCATGCCCAAGCCTGGGGCGCCCTATCCGCAGGGCACCGATCGGCTGATGCAGATGTCACTGGGGGCCTTCCAGGAGGTCACAGGCGTCAATATGGAGCTGCTCGGGCAGGCCGATGCCCAGAACAGATCCGGCATCCTGGAGTACCAGCGGAAAGAGAGCGCGGTGACCATCCTGGCGCCGATGTTCGATGCGCTGCGGCGCTACCGCAAGAACCAGGGCCGCATCATGCTGGAGTTCATCCAGCTCTACATGAGCGATGGCCGGCTGGTCCGCATCGTGGCCGGCGACGGCACCGAGCAGTATGTCGAGCTGGTGCGCAACGAGGAGGCCATCACCTACGACGTGATCGTGGACGAGGCGCCGAGCAGCCCCAACCAGAAGGACAAGGTTTTCAGCGTGCTGACGCAGCTCCTGCCGGCGCTGCTGCAGGCGGGCATCCCGATCCCGCCGGACGTGCTCGACTACGCGCCGCTGCCGACCGGGCTGGTCTCCAAGTGGAAGGAGATGATGCAGCCCAAGGAGCCCGGCCAGGAGAAGCCCAGCCCCGAGGAGATGAAGGCCCAGGCGGCGGCGCAGAAAGACGCCAGCGTCGTGCAGCTGAACCAAGCGAAGGCCCAGAAGGAGGCCGCTGCGGTGCAGACCGAGGCTGCCAAGGCGCAGGCGGTCCAGGCCCAAGCCCAGGCGCAGATGGCGCGGATCGCCGAGCTGACCCCGGTCGACGCTGCCCAGGCCGAGAAGTTCGCCGCTGCCGCGCGGCTCGATCAGGAGCGGGCCGAGACCGAGCGCGTGAGGCAAAACCAGATGGTGGCAGATGGACTGGCGGGTCGAGATCTGCTAGAGGAAAAGATGGACACCGAGGAAGCCCGCCAACAAGCACTGAGGAGCCGACCAGATGGCACGCAAGACCGCTAGAAAGACCGCGAAGAAGGCCGCCCAAAAGACCGCCGAGAAAGACCCCAATTGGGTCGAGAAGTTCCTTGAGCGCAACCCCATCGAAAGCGATTACATCCCCCCGCTGCCCCCCGAGGGGCGCCTGGGCCAGGGCGAGCACTACTTCAACATTGGCAAGGGCCTGCCTGCCGGCAAGGTGGTCAAGATCCTGCGTGAGCAGCTCGGCCAGGGCTATGGCAGCCACACCTACAACGTCGAGACCGGGGTGGTCGTCGTGAGGATCCCCCACGTCCAATAAATGCGCAGATTTGCGCAATTAACCATGGGAGCCGACCATGCAAGCCAGTGAGATCACCGTCGACGGGCGGTCGATGAAAATCATCCACCATAACGACATGTGCATGTGGCGGGCCAAGACGCTGCTGACGAAAGAGCCCATCACCATCGAGTGGCTCAACGCGCTGGGTCCCAAGGACCTGCTCTACGACGTCGGCGCCAACATCGGTGTCTACACGCTCTACGCCAGCATGATCCGGCACTGCCCGGTGGTCGCCTTCGAGCCCGAGAGCCAGAACTATGCGGCGCTGAACGCCAACATCCACCTGAACAATCCGGTGCCCTCGGTGCAGGCCTTCTGCTGCGCAATCGGGGACCATGACGGCGTCGACATGGGCTTCCTGAACCTGACGAAGTTTGACATCGGCGGGTCCTGCCACCAGCAGGGCGATAGCAGGCACTTCGGCGGCGAGAAGTTCTTCAAGCCGGCCTATCGCCAGGGCTCTTTCGGCGTGTCGCTGGCCAGCGTCATGACGGTGAAGGGCTCCCCAACCGCGATCAAGGTGGATGTCGATGGACACGAGCACGACGTGGTGCAGGGTTATCCCTGGCACCTGGACCAGAGGCCGCGAACCTGGATCATCGAGGTCAATTGGAACCGGGGCGATCACCTGATGATGGTCGACCTGCTGGAAGCGCAGGGCTACACCTGGAGCCAGGAGCAGGCGGACGCGGCCAAGCGCACCTCGGGGCCTTTCACCAACGTCGGCGAGACAGTCTTCACCCTGGAGGTCCAGCCATGAGCTATCTTGTCAACCAATTGGTCAGCGGGCTGGTCTACAAGGTGATGAACAGCGAGCTGCGCAAGTGGCCCTATCCCCACATCGTGGTCGAGGACTGGTTGCCATTGGATTTGTGGCTAGATCTGGCCTCGACGTGGCCCGAGGAGAAGATGGCGCCGATCGCCGAGGTGCGGAACCTCACCAGCTACAAAAACAGACGCTGCTCGCGTGATCAGGTCGACCTGGGCGACCATTGGGACGCTTTGACCCAGGCTGTGATGTCGGCATATTTCGCTGAGGCGATGATGGACAAGTTCACGATCCCGGCGAGCGCCATGCCGCATGTCCACAGTGACACCCTGCTGATCGAGGACGGCCCCGGCTATGCCATCGGCCCGCACACCGACAGTCCGGCGAAGATCCTCTCGATGCTGGCCTACTTCCAGGACCCGTGGGAAAACAGGAAACCCAGGAACGACACCCTCGGCACCTCGATCTACTGGACACCGACCGGGCGCACCTGCGTTGGCGGGCCTCACCATAACCGCGACGACCCGGCTTGGGACTTCCAGGAGGTCTACAGGGTTCCATATGAGCCAAACACCATGGTATGTTTCCTGAAGACGGACAACTCGTTCCACGGTGTGGAGCCGGTGCCGGAGGGAGCCAATCGCCGTGTTTTCTTGTGGAACCTGAGAAAGCGACCAAAAGATGCCAGAGCAGTACTTCCCCCAGAGGCAGCAGCCAGCACCTAGCTTTTCAAACCTCCTGCAGCAGGGCCAGGACGCCCTGGCGCGCTACTGGGCCGACGTCCAGGCGAACGACTTCGCCCGCGCCAATCAGAAGACCCAGGAGTACAACCAGCCGGCCAGAAACGTCGTGGAGCAGTTTCTTGGACCCAACCTGGGCCGGGGCGTCACCAACACCGCCCTGGCACTCGGCGAGATGAACCCGGCGGCGGACCTGCGGGACATGGGGCAGGGGCTCCTGGGCTTTGCTACTGGCGACATGGGGCCGGTCGAGGCCGGAACCCAGCTGCTTGGCGGTGGTCTGGCGATGGCCATACCAGGGCCTTCCTATACCGGCATGAAAGAGGCCACCCAGGGCATCGCCGACGCGGCCACCAAGGGCGCCAAGAGACATGATCAGCTTGTGGCCGGGGGTCTCAAGAGCGGCCAGCGGAAAGTCGCTTCCCGTGCTTCTCTGAGCACGGACGAGAAGTTCCGGCTTACCATCCCCGGCAACAAGTCGATGCAGGAAAAGCTCCAGGGACAGGTCCGAGCGGCCAAGCAGGAGCATCCCGTGCTCGATGGCTGGTCCCCGCTGGAGAGCAACGGCTTCAAGTGGGAGGGAGGTAAGCCCGTCGCCCTGTGGAAACAGCAGAAATATCGCTTCGCCCAAGACCCAGCCACCGGCAAGGTCGCAACCGGCAAGAAGAGGGAGACCATAGTCAACCGCTTGGCCAAGAGGACCGCAGAGCAGGTGCGGGCAATCCGCACAGCTGCCGAGCGCGGCGATCCTGCGGCGCAGGCTATCCTTGAGCAGTCCACTTGGTACTCCAGCATGCGAACCCGGCTGAGAGAGGACTACGGCGGCATGGGGGACGTGTTTGCTGACATGATCGGTGCCAGCAGCCCACAAACCAACGTCGAGGACAATTGGCGCAACGCCATCACCGCTCTGGGGCAGTTCACCAGGGGCGAGTTCGATGATGTCCTGACCAAATACCAGCAGATCATGGAGACGAACAACTGGACCCCATCGAACTATACCGGGGCATGGAACGAGCTGAGGAAGAAGGTCAAGGCCGGCGAGATGACGGAGGCCGAGCAGGACGAGCTGCTGCCGATGATCCGCAAGCCCAACGGCACGCTCTACGGCGCGAACAGCGGCAATATCATGAAGGCCTTGGTTGACATGTGGCGCCAGCGCTCTGGCTCTCCCAAGGCCGAGACCTTCGCCGGCAACCTGATCGGTTATGACGAAGGTGCCACTGTCGATGTGTGGGCGGCCCGGTGGCTCGACCGCATGGGCAACAAGAAGCGCATCCCCCCGAGGGCTGAGGGCGCGGTCAGTGGCAAGTTCAACAAAGATGGCGTGGCCAAGGGAGATTATGGTTTTGGCCAGGAGGTGTTCAAGAAGGCCGCCGACGAGCTGGGCATGGCCCCGGACGACCTGCAGGCGGTTGCGTGGTTCGGCGAGAAGCGCCACTGGGTCGAAAACCGCTGGGGCTTCAAGGAAGGCGGAGACATGTTCGAAATGGCCCGTCGCGGCACCCTGACCGGCGAGCAGACCAGGGCTGATCCTGGCCGGGTTCAAGAGGTCGAGCGCATGCTGCTTGGCCACACCCAGCAGCGCGATGCTCCCTTGCCGGATGATGTCATGGCGCGGGGCGCGGCTGACATCAAGCAGATTTGGGACAATGACCCCAACGTCGTGGCCAGCAACGTGCAGACCTCACAGGGCGAGTTCATGGACTATGTCGAGAACTCCTTCGATGGCGAGGTGGTCGTGAACCCAGGCTATGACCCTGGCAACCTGATCGGAGAGATCGCCCGCCAAGCCCAGGCCTCGAACCAGGATGCCTCCTTCATCTCCAGGGTGATCAGGCCTGGGACCGAGCTGCCGGCGAACGCTCGACCCGGTGGCGAGATCTACCTGCGCCAGAAGATGGACCGCGAGGGCATGAAGGCGATCACCGACATCCTGGCCAAGCACAATATCCACGGCTACACCATGATCACGGACACCAGGGTCGGTCGCGGCACCAGCGGCGCCAAGGCCGAGCAGTTCACCGGCCTGCGGTTCCAGATCGTGCCCGAGTTCAACGATGACATGATCGCCAACCCTGCCGGCGTGGGGGACTATCTTGCCGAGCAGGAAGATGTTATCCTTGACGCCCTGGAAGAGATCAAGCAGCTGCCCGAGGTGTCGACGACACTGAACCCAATGTATGACACTTACGTCATGGGCCGAGGCGAGTACGAAGGGATCTTGCAGTCGAACAGTAGAGAGTGGCCGGTGCAGACCGTCCAGGAGAGTGTTGAAAGAGCCGCCGCCTTGCGGCAATAAGGAGCCAGGATCATGCCCACCACGCTAGACCGCCTGCAAGACCTGCGTGCCCGTGCCGTGAGGCGCCATGGTCCCAATGCAGCCATCCTCAAGGACCTCGACGCCCAGATCATCTCTGCGCAGCAGGGATCCGGTGGCGCTGCCGAGACCTTCCTGGTCCACGGGCACTCCCGCACGCCCAACACCCCAAAGGAGCCAACGTAAATGCCGCAGTCCAACCCTTCAGCCGACGCTTTCCTGGACACTGTTTCGGTCGAGCCGGACACGCCACCAGATCAGCAGGCCGATCCCGCACCCGTACCTGCAGCGGAGCCAACGGGATCGGATCCTGCTGACACTGGGCAGGATCCTACATCCTTGCCGGAGGATCCTGCCCAACCCCCCTCTCAGGACGAGCGCCCGCCGCGCTCGGTCCCCATCCAGGCCCTCGATGAGGCGCGTGGCCAGACCGCCGACCTCAAGGCCCAGCTCGAAGAGGAGCGGGCATCCAAGGCGCGGATGGAGAAGGCCTACGAGGCTGTTGTCGCGATGGCGCAGGGGCAGGGGCAGGCCCAGCAACCGCAGCAGCCACAGCAGCCCGAGATCCCGTCCTACGATGACGACCCTGCTGAGCACCTACGGGTGCGCCAAGAGATGCTTGATCGGCAGGTGGCGGAGATGTCGCAGCAGGGACAGGTCCAGCAGGCTCAGAGCCACGCCCAGATGGCCCTGGTTGCCCGCCAGCAGGCCTACATGGAAACCCACCCAGATTACCCCCAGGCGCTCGACCACGTCCGCAAGCTGACCACGCAGTCCAATGTCCTGGCTGGCATGGACCCAACAGCGGCTGCGGCCGATGCCGAGCAGCGGCTGTTCTACGCGGCGGTGCAGGCGATGAACAACGGGCAGGACCCGGCCAAGATGGTCTACGAGCAGGCCAAGCTGGTTGGGTTCCAGGGCGGCGCGGCCCCAGCCGCGACCACGGCGACCCAGCAGGCCGCGCAGCAGCTCAAGGCGGTCCAGCAGGGGCAGCAGGCCAACAAGTCGCTGTCTGACGGCGGTGGTCAGGCGGCAGGCCAACCCATGACCCTGGAGGATCTCGCTAACCTGTCGGACAAGGAAATGCTCGATCCCAAGAACTGGGATCGCATCGTTGGGGCTTCCATGAACCGCTTCGACATGCCATAACCGTCTGGTGCATCGCCTAGCACTTTCAAAGCCCAACTGTCCCCCGGCTTCGGTCGGGGGCTTTTTGCCTCATCACAATTATGCCCGCCCCACTGCTGCAAATGCGTTTGCAGTAGTGAGGTTGACTTCTGAGCGCGCACTGTCCTATCCTCCCTGCAGCTCTTAGAGCTGTCGGTCTAGTCGATCCGATAATCGGCTGTCGCCCGTCCCGTAGGCGTTAAATGGGGATCACAGACATCATGATCACCACTAATCCGCGAGGACGAAACCGATGGCCAATACAAATTATGGGATTAACCATCCCTTAGCGGTCAAGCTATGGTCGAAAAAGCTCTTCCACGAAGCGCTGAAAACGACCTGGATCTACCGCTTCCTCGGCACCGACAGCAACTCTGTCGTGCAGATCAAGAACGACCTCAGCAAGGACGCGGGCGACCGTATCCGCTGCGGCCTGCGTGTCCTGCTTGAGGGCGAAGGCGTTCAAGGCGATGCCACCCTTGAGGGGAACGAAGAGAGCCTCGTCACCTACAACGACGACATCTTCATCGACCAGATCCGCCACGCGGTTCGGTCGGAAGGCAAGATGTCCGAGCAGCGGGTGCCGTTCTCAGTTCGCGAGGAGAGCCGCATGGGTCTCCAGGACTGGTTCTCTGATCGCATGGATACTTGGTTCTTCAACCAGATCGCCGGCAATACGGCAGAGACCCGGACCCTCTACACCGGCAACCAAGCGACCATCGCCCCTGACGCCGACCACCGCGTTTGGCACGACGGGCAATCCACAGAGGGATCCCTGGTCGCGGCCAACATCATGTCGATGGCTCTGATCGACAAGGCGGTGGCCCAGGCCAAGACCTTGGCCCCGATGATCCGGCCTATCCGCATCGATGGCGGCAACTACTACGTCGCGTTCCTGCACCCCTTCGACGTCTACCAGCTGCGCCAGCAGGCATCGACTGCCGGCTCCTGGGCGGACATCCAGCGGGCTGCCATGGAAGGGGGACAGATCACCAAGAACCCGATCTTCTCCGGTGCCATCGGCATGTGGAACGGTGTGATCCTGCACGAAGCCACCCGTATCCCCAACATCACGGATACGCCGGCAGCGGGTGCCATCGCCGACTATCGCCGTCCGGTGTTCTGCGGCGCTCAAGCCGCAGCCCTGGCCTTCGGTCGAAACTCGGGGCCGGGCAAGATGTCCTGGGTCGAGGACACCTTCGACTACGGCAATCAGCTGGGCGTGAGTTCGGGCATGATCTGCGGTCTGAAAAAGACCGTGTTCAACAGCGAGGACTTCTCGACCCTGGTGATGGCGACCTACGCGCCTGACCCGTCAACCCTGTAACCTAGTCTCCTGACCGCTCCCCTGCCGATCCTGGCGGGGGAGGGCGAGGGAGGAGAAAAGGAAAGAACCATGGCTACCATTACTGCAACCCAGGCCATCTCGGGCGTCCAGCCCAAGGGCAACCACAACGGGGTCGACGCTGTCCGCTCCACCATCACCTTCGGGACGGAAGTCGTGTCCCTGTCTGCCGGCGACGTCATCCTGTGGGGCAAGGTGCCCAACGGGTCGACCTTGTTGGGTATCCAACGCGGTGGCGGGGCAACCGGCATCAACACCACCGAGACCTTCATCGTCGGCGCCACGACCCTCACCGGGTCGAGCACGTCGGCGGCGATTGGCCTCTACGACAACGCAGCGCTGCCCTTCACGGTGTCGCTGTCCGACGATGCCCTGGGGTCTTCCAACCTCAGCGCAATGGTGAAGTCGGTGATCCCGGCGGTGACGTCAGGCTCCGGCACGGGTGTTCTCTCGCGGACGATGTACCTGACGCGAGACGCCTAATCCCAGATCGGTGTCGGCTCCCCATCTGGGCTAGGGGCGGTGGTACTGTTTAAGGCGCCACCGCCCCGCTCTCCTTGGAGCCGCATAGAGGAGCCGCTATGAACCCCCGCAAAAAGAAGCGTATCAACCGCCTGTTGGCCGATGGCCAAGCCGCGTGGCAAGCCGATGATCGCACCTTGGCCCACAGCAGGTGGGGCGAGGCCTTGAACCAGGACCCCGGAAATGCCCAGGCGTCCTTCCTGTACGGCACCCTGCTGTTCGGTGAGCGCCACTTCGGCGCGGCCCTGCCCATCCTGGCACAGGCCGCCGACCTGCAGCCCGAGGCCCACGAGCCGCTGAACAACATGGGCAACTGCTTCCGTGGCATCGGCATGGACGAAAGGGCAGAGGAGATATGGCTGAAGGCGGCGGAGCTGATGGAGGCCCATGGCCGCATCGACGCGGATGTCTACAACAACCTTGCCAGTGCCTGCATCAACGCCGCGCGCCCGGAGGAGGGTGAGGCCTGGGCGCGAAAGTGCCTTAAGGCCAAGCCCGACCATCCGCAAGGCGGCTGGAACCTTTGCCTCTGTCTCCTGGAGCAGGGGCGGCTGCTGGAGGGCTGGACCGAGCATAAGGTAGGGTTCAGGTCGGGCGTGCGCCCCAACAAGCAGTTCGATGCGCCGCCCTGGGATGGCAGCCACGTCCACCGGCTGGTGGTCTACGGCGAGCAAGGCCAAGGCGATGAGCTGCTCTTCGCCGAGGCTATCAACGAAGCCCGCAGCCATTGCGACAATTTGATCCTCGACTGTCACCCGCGACTGCAGGGCCTCTTTTCGCGGTCGTTCGATCTGGAGGCCTGCTACGGCACCAGGAAGTTCAAGGAGAGCAAGTGGATCTACGACCACGGCAAGATCGATGCCAAGATCTCCATCGGCGATCTGCAGCTCCTCTTTCGCACCCGATGGGAAGACTTCCCGCGCCACCGCGATGGTGGGTTCAAGCCCTACCTGAAGACCAACCCGGCCACCGACACCGCCCTGGCGCGCCGTGTGGCACACGCTGCCGAGGGCAAGTTCCGCGTCGGCATTGCCTGGGAGGGCGGGATCGTTTCGACCCACAGCCACTACAGGACCCCTGACATGGACCACTTCAAGGCCCTGGTCGAGGCCTTCCCCGAGGTCGAGTTCTTCTCGGTCCACTATCGGGGAGATGCCGCCGAGCAGCTGGCCGATGCCGGCATCAAGGGCGTCCATCACTGGCAGGAGGTGGTCGACAACTTCGACGCCCTGACATCGCTTGCCGCGCAGATGGATCTGGTCATCACCGTCGATCAAACCATGGTTCACCAGTGTGGATCGATCGGTCAGGCGTGCTGGATCCCGCTGCCCCATCGCTGCAGCTGGCGCTACATGAAGGAGGTCGACGGGAACCCCATGGCGGACCACATGCTTTGGTATGGTGACAACGTCCGCCTTTTCCGTCAGGATCCCGATTGTGCCTGGGAGCCGGTTTTCGAGCGGATCCACAAGGCGCTTACCGAAACAATCAGCAACGGAGCCGACCGTGACAGAAAAAACAGCCCCCATCAGCCAGGACGACTGCATATCCCCGGACTATCGGGCGATGCAGACCGAGTTCCACGAGCGGCGGAGTGATTACGGCGCCCGTGGTGAACGCCACGCCGAGGACATCACCGTCGTCATCCAGAACGCCAACATCCAGACGGTGCTGGATTACGGCTGCGGCAAGGGTTCTCTCAAGCGCCGACTGGCGATCCTCTCTCCCTACACCGACGTCCGCGAGTATGACCCGGCTGTCCCCGGCAAGGACGGGCGACCGGACATCGCCGACCTCGTCGTCTGCACCGATGTCCTGGAGCACGTCGAGCCCGACAAGCTGCAGTTCGTCATCAAGGACATCGAGCGCCTCGCCCGCGTGGGTGTCTTTCTGGCCATCCACACTGGCCCGGCGGTGAAGGTGCTGCCCGATGGGCGCAATGCCCACCTGATCCAGGAGGGGCCGCGCTGGTGGCTCAACACCCTGGGCGACTGGTTCACCATCATGAACCTCAACTACATCCCCAACACGCTCCTGTTCTTGGGGGCGAGAGACGAAGGAGCCGAGGCCAATGACAGCTAAAATCCCCATCCGGGCCTACATCGGATATGACCCGCGCCAATCCGTGAGTTTCACCTGCTTGGCGCACTCCATCCTGCGGCACTCGACCTTGCCGGTCTCGATCACGCCCCTGGTGATCGACCAGCTCCCGGTGCCTCGCGACATGGTTGGGCTGACCCCCTTCACCTACACCCGTTACTTGACCCCATGGCTCGCCGGCTTCGATGGGCTGGCGGTGTTCATGGACGCGGACATGGTGATGACCGGCAACATTGTCGAGCTGGTGGCCCACTGCATGGAGGACAACGAGACGGCGGTTGATTTTGACAACACTGAGCGGGCGGTCTGGGTGGTCAAGCACAAGGCCAAGTTCGAGTGGCCGTCGCTGATGGTGTTCAATGCCGGGCACCCGGCGAACAAGGTGCTGACCCCGGACCATGTCCGCGCGAACCACAAAACCCTTGCCGGCTTCACTTGGCTGGAGGGCAACAGGGACAGCGACCTCATCGGCGAACTGCCACCCGAGTGGAACCATCTGGTGCTCTACGACGAGCCCAGGCCCGATGCCAAGCTGATCCATTTCACCGCAGGGGCCCCGGTATGGGAGCAGCTCGCCGGCTGCGAACATCATGAGACCTGGGTGAAGGAGATGCAGGAGGCGGTGATCCTGGCACCCTACGAGCAGGTCATGGGGCGCTCGGTCCATAACGACCGGGTCAAGCAGCACATGATCGCCATGGGCAAGCTGCGACCGGAGGTGCGCGATGATGGCTCTGCCGCACCCCAGTGACCTGCCGATCGACTTCGCCCCGCCAGAGATCCTGAGAGCCGCTCTCAAGGGCTATAGCGATCTGGGGCCACGACCGGAGCGGCGACGGGCCTCCCTCACCTGGGAGAGCCGGAAAACGACCCTGGAGGCCATCATCGATCAGTTCTGGCCCGATTATGTCGAGGAGCTGAGCAAAAACGGGTTCTGCACCAAGTGCTACCGCCACATCGGTCGCGGTCGGGGGCTTCACGAAAGCAAATGCAACGGGTAAGATGCTGCTGAACTTATTGCCCCAGGAGCCGGGGGCTTAATTGGAGGCCACCGGCCAATGACAGATTTCGCCACCATGGTCTCTCGTGTCGAGGCTGAGATCCACCGGACAAATATCAACGCCGCAGTCCGCTCGGCAATCCTCTCGGCCATCGAGCACTATGAGGACACCGAGCCCCCCTTCCATGTCACCACCGAGCGCGCGGAAAGCGCGACCATCGATGGCCAGACCTACTATCCGGTGCCGGACGACTTCCTTGACTTTATCGGGGAGTATCCGCTCCAGATCACGGTCAATCAGTCCACCTACCCTCTGAACCGTCGATCCTGGGATTACCTCCAGGTGATCGATTTGAACGCCGTGGTGGGCAAGGGGATCCCCTTCGACTGGACCTATGGCGATGGCCAAATCCGGCTCTACCCGCAGCCCCAGGCAGCCTACGGCCTGTGCCTGTACTACCGCAAAACCTTGCCCGTGATCACGGCGGACACCGACAGCAATTTCTGGACCACGCGGGGTGAACGGATGATCCGGGCGAGGGCCAAGTGGGATCTTTACAACAACATCATCCACCAGAGTGACAAGGGGGACCGGATGAAGGTGCAGGAGCTGGAGGCCGAGCGGGTCCTGCGCGGCATAGAGACGAGCCGGGCCATGTCCGGTCGTGTGATGGGTCAATATTTGTGAGGAGGAAATGATGAAAAAGCTCTTGGCGGCCTTTGTTCTTTGCCTTTTGCCCATCCCCGCGTGGGCGCTTTGTGTCAGTCAGACCATGCAAACCCCGGATGAGTTTTGCATTGATCTTGGCGGCGGGCCGGGCTGTGAAGTCTTCGCCAACCTCGCCAATGGCTCCGTTGCGAAGAAGGCGGCGGAACTGGAGGAGCGCCTACAAGCCCGGATCGACTTCAAGCAGGCTCTAAGTGGGCTCCCCTTGGATGATCCCGACAGGGCGAGCGACCCAAGCGCGGCAGAGATCTTTTGGGGCGACCTTGACGGCAAAAAGACCGCGCTTCTACCTCTCTCGCAAACCTTCCTGATTTCGCGCTGCGCGGTGGTGACCGTGACCCCCGACGACTTGAGCTTGGGCGGGTTTCAGGTGAGGATTTCCGACCCCTAATGGTCGCTATCCGCATAGTCGAGATCACAGACACCTACCTCGACTATGACAAGGGTGATGGGGTGCAGCGGCTGCTATACGCTGACATCCCTGGTAATGGCTGGCCCCAGCAACGACTGAACCGGGCGCGTGATCGTTTGCAAGATCTGCTTGACTTCCGCCAGCCCCTCGCAGATCTGCCGGTGGATGATCCCGACAAGACGACAGATCCAGCGCTCCCGGATCTATTTTGGGACGGTACCGACCTTGTGGGCCGCAACACCGTGGTTGATTGGTC